ACTCAGATCTTCGATAATTTGTACGCGGGTACAAACGATGACTAATGCCAGAGGCAAATACGCATTTGGTTTTTGCGACAGGACAGGGTTCAGATATCCTCTGGATCAGCTTGTTGATGAATACCAGAATGGCGTAAAGACCGGCCTCAAGGTTGGTTTTGATGTTGTTGACCCTGATCATCCTCAGAACTTTCTGGGTAGGGTCAGGGTCGATGACCCTCAGTCTCTGAGGGAGCCAAGACCGGACACAAATCTTGATGAATCAAGGGTTATCCAATATGGTTTTGCTCCTGTTGGCTTTCCGACAAGAGACTTCTTGCCACAAAGCACACTAGAGGCGGTTACGTCCATTGGGACTGTCACGGTGGTAATATCGTAGGATTTTGATATGGCTTTTACGTTTGCAGAATTAAAAACCGCGATACAAAACTACACTGAAAACTCAGAGACAACATTTGTTTCTTCTTTGCCGACCTTTATTAGAGCGGCAGAAGATAGAATATTTAAACTGGTTGATCTGACATTTTTCAGAAAAAATGTTTCTGCAAGCATGACAGCGTCTAACAAATTCCTGCAACTCCCATCGGATTATCTGTCTTCCTTTTCTATTTCCATTACAAATAGTGGATCTAAAGAATTTCTTTTGCAAAGAGATGTCAATTTCCTGCAAGAGGCCTATCCAAACTCCTCTTCTACAGCGACACCCAGATATTATGCGTACTTTGATGTCAACAATCTGTTAATAGCTCCAACGCCCGATGCGAACTATTCATCTGATCTTCATTATTATTACAGGCCCCCTTCACTGACAGCGGGTGCCGACAGCGGCACAACATGGTTAAGTGAAAACGCTCCAAATGCACTTCTGTATGGCTCACTATTCGAGGCATATGTGTACATGAAGGGAGAGGCTGATATGGTTCAGGTATATGAAAAGCAGTTTGTAGAGGCCGTTGAAAGGGTTAAGGATCTTGCCGAAGGTCGAGAAAACTCAGACGCATATGAAAGAGGCTTGCCAGATAGGCCGAGAACATAGGTATGACCATGCACGGAATACAAATGGCCCCGCCGAAGGTGAACGTAATTACCTCCAGCAACGGTGGCCTTTCAACAGATCAGATAGTGTCTCTTGCTTTGGACAAGATCATGTATGTATCTGATAACGCTCCTCCTGAAATAAGAGAGCAGGCAATAGCCTTTCGCTCTAATATGACAAAGGTTCTACTAGAGTACGTTAATTTGGCGCGTAGGGAGGAACGTGCTACCATTTCCGCAGTGTTGGAAAACAACGGTCACTCAGATGTGGCTAAAATGATCAGGAGTATATGATGGCCCCAACTCAAGCAATGTGTACGTCTTTCAAAAAAGAGCTTTTGCTAGGCGTTCATAGATTCGGAACAAACGCAGCAGATACTTTCAAGCTGGCTTTGTACACATCCTCTACAAGCATTGGCGCAAGCACTACTGCATTTACCAGCAGTAATGAAGTAAGTAATAGCGGTACTTATAGCTCTGGCGGCGGCAGTTTGACAGGCGTTGCTCCTAGTACCAGCGGCACTACCGCTCTCACAGACTTTGCTGATGTGGCGTTTACGAGTGCAACCATTACTGCCAGAGGGGCGTTGATCTACAACTCCACTCCCAGTGCAAACGATGAAAGCGGCTCCAGCCTGACAAATCCTGCGGTTTGTGTGTTGGATTTCAGCAGCGACAAGACCTCTACGTCAGGAACTTTTACTGTTCAGTTCCCAACGGCAGACGCATCAAACGCGATTATCCGTATCGCATAGTGGGGTGTTATGGCCCTTGTACTCGCTGATCGCGTAAAAGAAACGACCACCACTACCGGCACTGGCACATATACTTTGGCCGGTGCCGTTACTGGTTTTGAGTCATTTGCCACTATTGGCAATACAAACACCACTTATTATTGCTGTACAGACGGCACCGATTTTGAGGTGGGCGTTGGGACATATGCGTCCAGCGGCACTACCCTTGCGCGTACAACCATCCTGCAATCCAGTAATAGTGATGCCGCCGTCAATTGGTCGGCGGGTACACGCAGTATTTTCTGTACGCAGCCAGCAGAGAAGGCGGTTTTTCTTGATGGCAACGGCAACGTCGCACTAGGTGGCGACCTCACACTCAGCAACGCTGGTGACGTTACCCTTACTCTTGAGGCGGATACAGACAATGTCACAGAAACCGATAACCCAAGCCTTGTACTAAGCCAAGACGGCGGCGGCGCTGTAAGCAAACTTCGCCTTAACAGTGGCAATGACACAATCCTTGAAGCACATACTAATGGCGATTTGCATCTTCAAGACTCCAGTGCCAGAGACTATTTTAAAGGAATTCCTGCTGGCGCAGTCGAACTGTACCACAACAATTCAAAGAAGCTGGAAACGACCAGTGCGGGCGCAACCGTTACCGGAACTTTAACTTCAGGCGGCGTGTTTTCTAACGGTAGTATATCAGACTCTCAATCTGCTAAAGGCGTTTACATTGGACTGTCAGGCTCTGGAGACGCACAACTATCTTTGGTCGGTGACAATACAGATGTATCTCCACAAATAGATTTTTCGCATGATGTAAATGTTGATTACGACGTAAGGCTTATACTGCAGGACAGCGGAAATCGACTAGCGATAGTCTCGCACAACGGTTCTAGCGCCGAAAATATGGCTAGGTTTGTTTCCGATGGCGCAGTCGAGCTTTACCACAACAACGTCAAGAAGCTGCAAACGACAGCCGATGGCGTAGACATCATCTCAACGGATGACGGGAGCAGCATTGGTCCGAAGCTGCATCTTTACCGTAACAGCGCAAGCCCCGCAGATTTTGATGATATGGGTGGGCTTGCCTTCACTGCCAATAACAGCGCCGGTGACCGCCACGAATACTCTTTAATTCGTTCAGAAGTCGCTGATGTCACTGATGGCAGTGAAGATGCGTATATCCAGTTTTTTACAAATGTTGGCGGCTCTTCTCTGGAGCATATGGCCCTCGCTTTTGGCGGGACAACAATTACTGGGCAGTTGTATTTAAAGGGCAACACTATCCACTCTAACCCGCACATTAAGTTTGAGGGCAGCACTGCCAACGATCACGAAACTACTTTTAATGTTACCGACCCAACAGCAGATCGCACTATTACCCTGCCTGATGCCACTGGCGAAGTTGTTCTTAAAGACAGCAGCGACATTGTCACTATTACGTCAACAGATGCTGGTGCAGACGAAAAACCCACTATTAAATTATTCCGTAATAGCTCTAGCCCAGCAGACAGTGACGAAATTGGTGAAATCGAATTTGTGGGCAAAAATGATGCGGCGGAGGACACCACCTATTTCCGAGTTTTCACAAGCATAGCGGATGTATCTGACGGCACAGAAGACGCTAGGCTTGAATTTAAAGGTTTAAACGCTGGCAGCGAAACCACCTATCTTCAACTGAAGTTTGGAAAAGTAGTTGTCGCTAGAGACCTTGAGATGGGGACGGGTCGTAAAATACTTTTTGAAGGTGCCACTTCTAACAACAACGAAACCACGCTGACCGTTGTTGACCCAACAGCAGACCGCACCATCACCTTGCCCGACGCCACTGGCACGGTCTTGACCACCGGCAACTCTGACACCCCGACTACGACAACTAGCTCATCTGATGCTGACTTTGTTCTTGTCGATGACGGCGGCACGATGAAGAAAATCACCCCCGCCAACTTGGGCATCACAGCGGGAGCCGCCTCGACTGACGACGCAACCGCACTAGCAATCGCATTGGGCTAGACCATGTTCGGTCACGGCCCGTTTTCCTTCACCGCCTTCTCAGACATAGTTTCGGATGTAACGGTATCTGCAACCGGTGTTGCGGGTACAACTGCCGTTGGCAATGAAACGGTTTCTGTAGGCACCGGCGTCACCGTATCAGTTGTAGGTAACGCCGCGAGAGGTAATGAAGATCTCGGCGGTGCGCGCCACGCCGAATACTTTGTACCAGACGACGCTGGCAATCCAAATATCACAGTCATGGCCTTTGAGGACAGCACGACAGTTTCGGCTGACGGGTCATCTCTTGGCACAATAAGTTCGGCAGGCGGCACACTTACTGTCTCCGCATCGAACTACGAAAACAAGATTATATCGGCAGACAAGCCGATTACGTTGCAAAATGCCAACAACGAAACAGTAGGTGTTCCGACCTCTTGGGCAGGCACATCTTTCGGCGTACGAAATTTTCGCACTGGCTTAAATCTACAGATGAGAGCCTTGTACGGCACAGCATCTGTGGAGATATTCAAGGACGGTGTATCGACCACAACCTTGAGTGTTGGCAGCACCTCCACCACAACTCAGTTCTACGCTGACGATACCAGTGACCCGGAATACACGATCTTTTCCGATATTCCGATTATGCTGTTTAAGAGTGGCGATATTTTTCTTAATACAGATCCCAGATCTGTTTTTCCTGCAACCACAGATTTTCTTTACGGCATTGCATCGAGCTTTGCAAACGCGATTTTGGTTGATGGGTACGGTGGAACGGCGCAAACCTTCACGAGATTTGCTAGTGATGGAAGCAGTGTCAGTTCCACGATAAGCACAATTTCTAGTAGCTTTGTTGGAGGTAACGACTATACCGGGCCAAGTAATAGGTATCAAACAGCTAAAGCCTCTGCGGCATTCAGTAGCGCAGACTCTGACGGAGGTGAAAAAGCCAGCTTTATACCGGAGGGCTGTTTTGCCCACGAGTTTCGTCTTATCGAAGCGGCAGAGTTTGTATGCTTTATAGGTGCGCCGGGTACGAATGACCGCAACATTGAGGTTTACAATAGTAGCGGAACGCTCATAGACACCGTTCAACTTGCGACAAGCAATACTGGATCAGACTTCCCGACCAAGTTCCAGCTTATCTCAAGCACAACCACGGACAGCAATCTAACTGGTAACGCCAAGAGCTACGCGCTCACCGCTGGTATGCGCTTCGTTTCGGAAGTGCCTGTCGGTGCCATTGTCGAAGACGATAGTGCGGACAATGAAAACAACCTTCTTGGTCTTCGTAACTTTGGCGGCTTTCTCACAGGCACAGCAACTGTTTCGGCAACAGGGGTAGCCGCCACTTCTGCTGTTGGATCTGTAACAGTACTCGCAACAGCGGATATATCGGTCTCGGCTACAGGGGTAGAAGGAACAGCCACCCTCGGCAACGAAACAGTCGCTGCTGGTGCTACTGCATCCGCGACAGGTGTTTCTGCTTCTTCTGGTCTTGGTGCAGAGAGCGTGACCGGGGGAGCGGTAGCCGCGCCCGCAGGTAATCAGGGCGTAGCAAACGCAGGCTCTATGGTTATCTCCGGCACTGCCGTTACAGGGGTATCTGGAATCGCCACTACAAGTGGTCTGGGTGATGAGTCTGTTGTTGGTACGGCAAACGTATCTGTTCAGGGCGTATCAACCACAGCCACTCTCGGCAACGAAACGGTTTCCATATCTGTTAGCCATGTCCCGTCCGGCGTAGAGGCAACGGCCTCTGTCGGCAACGAGACGGTGGTTGGCACGGCAACGGTATCTCCGTCTGGCGTAGAAGGAGAATCTACTTTAGGAGATGAAACCGTAACGGGCGGGGCCATTGCATCCCCATCGGGTGAAGAAGCAACGTCTGCTGTTGGTGATCAAACCATAACTGGCACTGCTGCCGTATCCCCAACGGGGACAGGGAGTACGGCAACCCTTGGCAACGAAACAGTAACGACTGATGTTGAAGTGTCTGCCACTGGTGTGGATGCAACTGTCACTCTTGGTGATCAAACTGTTGAAGTCGCCATAACGGCGCTTCCGGCGGGTCTGTCGGCTACAGGTCAGATAGGAGATGCTTTAGCTGCCGGTGGCGCAATAGTTCAAGAAGAAGGTCTTGTCGGAACCATCGGTTTTGGTGACGAGCAAGTCACCGGCACAGCAAACGTATCTCCATCCGGTGTGGCCGCAACGTCTGGCCTTGGTGATGTCACAATCTCAGGAACTGCGAATGTTGCGCCGGGCGCTTCTGGGGCCACAGTCAGTGTTGGCGATGTAACTGTAGCTGTTTCAATAGATGCTGTTGCAACAGGGCTGTTAGCTAACGCTCTGATAAACAACGTACAAGACGTTATAGGAACGGCCACCGTCATTCCGGTAGGATTGTCAGTAACGGCTGATCTTGGTAGTGTAAGGGTGTGGGGTGAGATAATCCCAGATCAAGTTGCTAACTGGAGTGAGATAACCCCCGATCAGAGTGCTAGTTGGAGTGGGGTAACTCCCGATCAATCTGCTAGTTGGAGCGAGACAACACCATCTCAAGGTGCCAGTTGGAGTGAAGAAACTCCAAATCAATCTGCTGATTGGAAGGAAGTGGCATAATGGCTAATACATTTAAAGTAAAAACAAACGCGGCTATGCCAGCGAGTGCTGGTACGCCACTTACTCTGTATACCGTGCCATCCAGCACAACCACCGTGGTTTTGGGTCTGATGCTCTGTAACGTACATACAAGTCAGGTAACTGCTGACGTACAGCTTGTTTCCGATACATCTGACACAGAGACCAATGAGACGGTTCTGCTGGTCAAAGACATTCCGATCCCGGCGGGGTCTTCTGTCGAGCTACTGGCCGGTAACAAGGTTGTCTTGCAGACCACAGATATTTTGAAGATCGACTGTAGTGTCGCCGCTAAGATCGACGCGGCTCTTAGTATTATGGAGATCACCTGATGCCGTTTATTGGCAATCCCATAGCAACACGATTTCAGACGCGGCCAGCTACGCAAGAGTTTAACGGTAACGGTTCGACCACGACTTTTACCTTGAATCAAACTGTGGCGCAGGAAGACATTATCGTGTCCGTCGATGGCGTCGTGCAGGAAAGCGTGGATGCGTTCACCGTGCCAGATGGCACAACTCTTACGTTCACAGCAGCACCGTCTAGCGGCACCGGCAATATCTTTGTGATTTACATGGGTGTGGCCGAAAATTCTATAACTCCGCCAGATCAGAATAAGGGGACATTCAAGGGCGGTGCAATATTCCGCACCAATGCACAGAGCCTGACCTCTGATGTAACCATTCTTGCAAGCGAGAACGCAAACGTGACAGGCCCGTTTACTGTAGCCAGTGGCGTGACTCTGACTGTTGAAAGCGGCGGGACATTGGTGACGCTATGAGTACGTTGAAGGCAGATACTATTCAAAGTACCGGCGGCGGTGCAGCCACGCTGACTAAGCAACATGCTGCGAAAGCGTGGTGTAATGTAGACGGAACAGCTACGTTTGATTCTTCAGATACAGAAATTCGTGACAGCTTTAATGTAGATTCTACAGTGGATAACGGGACTGGAGACGTTACTGTTTCTTTCACTAACAATATGGGCAATACCGGTTATTCTGTTTCTTTGACAGCAAAACAAAACGACAGCACTAATGCGTCAGGTACAGACACACAGCCTGCAAGTTTAGCGCAGGGTAGTTATCGTATAATTACGAACGATGCCTCTTTTGCTAAAGCTGATTGTGCATTGAATTTTTCTACAGTGCATGGAGACCTCGCATGAGTACCATTCTTGTAGACACCATCAACGAGAGGACCAGCGGCAACGGCGTTAGCATTGACGGTCATATCATAAATTACAAGAGGCACTTTTTTTCAGTCACAAGCACTCAACAACAAACATCTGACAGTTACTCAGATGTGACGGGCAGTTCTTTTACTTTTACTCCGCTGACATCTGCATCTACGATTTACATGATTTTCTCAGGTAATTGTCGTGGTTTCGCTCCATCAGGGCAAGACATGATTGCTTATGTTCGCCCTCACTTCAATGGGGCGGCTGGAAACGCTTTTATCTTGCAGGCGGATAATCTAGGAAAACTCGGCGATACGGTTTTCTTCCCGTTTTTCTTTTGTATAGCACAGCAAATAAACGCTGCGGATCACACAACGTCTGCAATTACGATGAAGTTGCAAATTCGTGCTGGGTCTACTGGTCAAAACATGGAGTTTGTAGCCAACCAAAGTCATTTAGCGACAGATGTGTTTGAGGTGGCCCCATGATTACAAGCGTTGCAGAGGCTCTGAATGATTTAGGCGTCACAGAGTGGGTTCTTCGTGGAGAGCCAACGAGTGAAGCTGAGTTCAAGGAAATGTTCCGTAAGGTCACAGGGGAGGATGCGGAAGGTTCTGCTATTGAATCAGATGACCCCAGCGTATTTGGTGTAACGTGGTCGCAGATCACTGACAGACAAACGTCTCTTAACAATGCGGCACCCATGAAAGAACTGCGCCGTCAACGTAATGCAAAGCTGGCTGAAACAGATTTTTATGCACTGTCTGACGTAACCATGACAGATGCCATGTCTACATATCGTCAAGCTCTTCGCGATATTACAACACAGACACCGGCGCTTGATAGCGACGGAAATTTGACCGGCGTTACTTGGCCGACAAAACCATAAGGATAAGATATGGCATTCGGCATAATCAAAGCAGATACGCTGACGCACTCGACTGCGGGTTCGGTCACTACCAATAATGTTGTTGAAGGCAGTGCGAAGGCATGGGTTGAGTTCAATGGAACAGGCACTGTTGCCATAAACGATAGCTTCAACATTGCTAGCATAGTGGATGATGCCACAGGTAAGTATGATTTGACCTTTACTAACAGCATGAATAACGCAAACTTTGCAAGCACAGGCGCTGCTGGTGAACGTAGTGACGGTGGTGGAAACCGTAGTTTTGGTCTTCGTGCTAAATCTACTAGCGGTCAAAACTGTCGTGGTTTCCGTGATGGAGTATCAGCGGATGATCTGCAAGAAATGTGCTTTCACACAATGGGAGACCTCGCATGACAGTGACACCAGAATTTCAAGGCACACATCTATGGAATAGGCTCTGTTGGGCCAAAGAAAACCTTGAAGGTGTGCAGTCAGACTACCGTGTCGTGTACGAGGACAAGGTAGATGAGTGCGCCAAAATATTGGTGCCAGATCCCAACTGGATGGCCTGCGCCTTGCAGGGTGGGATATTGCCGCCGGTGTGGGTATACTGGGAACTAGCAAAGGACGAGGCTCAGCCCGACTTCAAAAAACACACACGCGGTTACTTGCTGCATGATACAGAACCGATGGGGCCGATGACCGAAGAAGAGGCCATCGAATACCTCATCCAGAAGGACGTGCCACAGTCTGTATGGCAGTCGTGGGACGAGGGCAACCGCCCGAAGATGGTGATCTGTCGGAAGGAACAGCTTCCGGCGACACGCGAGTGGAGAAACGCATGGCGTATCTCTGATGAACTGGCAGCTTAAACGTACCATGGTACAAATAAGGAGTTATCAATGCCGACAACATACATCGTAGACAAGGACGGGAACCAGATCGAGGCTTCCAAGGCTACCGTTCCTTCTGACCGTCACTTTCGCGGTGCATGGTCATTGAGTGGCACCGTAATCACTGAGGACATGGCAAAGGCCAAGGAGATCTTCAAGGACAAGATTCGTGAGGTTCGTGCGCCGCTGCTTGAGGCAGAAGATGTAGCATATATGAAAGCCTTAGAGGCTGATGATGCATCTGCCAAGACTGCTTCTGTAAATAAGAAGAAGGCTCTGCGTGACGCACCGGCGGCATCTGCGATCACTAACGCGGACACGATTGCAAAGCTCAAGGCCGCTTGGGATACGTCTGTGTTGGGTGACTCGCCTTACGCATAAGGAGTGAGTTATGGCGTTGACCTCTCTCACAAAAGGTACGGTTGTCGGGTCGGAGGGCGGCTCGGCAACCACTAACCTTGCTCAGGGTCTGTGTAAGTGCTGGGGTCACTTCGAGGGGTCTGATACCACGCTAGATGATAGCTTTAATACAACAAGCATTACAGATAACGGTCTAGGAAATTATACTGTAACCATAGCCAACGACATGAACAATGCAAATTACTCACTGTCTATTGGTGCAGATTGGGACACTGTTTCTAGCAACACTTGTCATGGTTCTTCTAATACCGTGGCAACAGGAACATTTATAATTCGTCTTAGAAATGGTGGTTCAAATGCTGATAGAGACAATGTGACTTACAATGTTGCAGGAGACCTCGCATAATGCCGTACATAGGTAAATCTCCAGAGTTCGGCGTCCGCAACCGCTTCGTGTATCAAGCCACGGCAGGGCAGACCAGCTTCAGTGGGTCAGACTCTGACTCGCTGGTGCTGACATATTCTGACAGCATGTATATGGATGTGTATCAGAACGGTGTGCTGCTCAAACCCGGCACTGACTATGCGGCGACGACAGGCACAACTGTTGTCTTGACCACGGGTGCCAGCGCAAGTGACGTTGTCGAGATGGTGGTCTACGATGCGTTTTCTGTTGCTGACAGCTACACCAAGTCCGAGTCCGACACGCGCTACCCCTTCAAGGGCAACAACTCCATCATCCGCCTGAACGGTCAGACGATCAGTGCAGATATCACGATTGACAGCGACGAGAACGGTGTGTCGGCGGGGCCGATTACGCAGAGTGCTACCGTCACTGTTAACGGATACTGGAGCATCGTATGACCAGTGTATTGAATGTAGATACGGTTGCTGACAAGGCTGGTACAGGGCCGGTTGCGCTGACAAAACAACAGACAATAAAGTCTCACGTTCGTTTTAATATGCAAGCCGATACAATTACTGGTTCATTTAACATAAGCAGTTGTACAGACAACGGAAGCGGAGAAAGCACAAACACTCTCACAAACGCTATGAATGATGCAAACTATACTGTAACTGGAATGGCTGGTCATTCAGACGGCACAGAAAATAATTATATTGTTGGTGTTGGTTTAAGAAGAAGTGATGACCCAACTACGACTTATTGGCGTATGCAGTGTGCGGCTTCTTTAGCTAGTTCTAGTAGTAGTTTTAGTCCGCATAACATGATGTCTATGATATCGGGAGACCTCGCATAATGGCAAGCGTACTCAAAGTCGATGAAATGCAGGGTGTAACCAGCGCAGGCAGTATCACAGTCACCGGCGAAGGCGGCACTACTACGCAGTCTTTACAGCAGGGGTTGTCAAAGCATTGGATTTTCTTTGACGAAGTAGCGGTCGCAGTTAATGACTCTTTTAATGTAAGTAGCATAACAGACCAAGCGTCCGGTCGGTTTTTTATCGATATGACAACGGCGTTTGGAAACGTAAATTATGCAATTCAATCTAGTGCTAATGCTAACACTGGAAATACTTGGGAAGTAAACCAGTCAATTAATGCAAAACAAAATTGGCTGCAATCTGAAACAAACACTACTTTACGATATGACACTGGGTCATATGCAAATGGAAATTACGTAGATTCCAAGTATTATTACTGTCTTGGTAACGGAGACCTCGCATAATGGCCAGTGAACTCCGAGTAAACACCCTGAAGGATGCCAGCGGGAACAACAGCATTGCCACCAGTTTTGTTGCAGGGGGTAGTGCGAAAAGTTTTATAAATTATAATCAATCCAGTGGTTTATCGATAGAAGCAAGTTTTAACATTACAAGCTGTACCGATTCGGCAACAGGAGTGGCTATTCCAAATTTAACATCAGCCATGTCTGGTGGAGACTATTCATCTACGGCTATGGCTGGATTTGATGCTGGGCTTAGGGTAATGACCACTACTACAAAAACTGCGAGTAATCTCACCCTGAATGTGTGTAACAAGGACCAAACGGACAGAGACGAAGAAGATTTGTCCTGCACAATACAAGGAGACCTCGCATGAGTAAGGCAGCAGAACTTGCCGGGATGCAAGGAAGTGCGAAGGTGTGGGCAGATGTAAACGCTGCGGGTACGACTATAAATGACAGCTTTAATGTAAGCAGCTTTGATGACGATGGCACAGGGGACGGCGGGGCTAATTTAACGTCAAATATGGGTTCAGCGAACTATTCGGCTGTGGGCCAGACAGACGGCAATCAAGGGGGGTACATTAGACTTTTTTCTATAAATTCAAAAACCTCAAGTGCTGTAGAAATGGTTACAGGCTTTCAGGCTAACGACAACGGAAACGATGGAACTGCTGCACAAGACAGAATTAAAATGGTGACAGCACACGGAGACCTCGCCTAATTGCGGATGCGAGTTAAGAATGTTATCTTAGAGAAAATGGTGGACTAAATGGCTTCTACATATACCAACAATACCGGCATCGAAAAACCGGGATCTGGCGAACAAGCAGGCACTTGGGGTACAACCACCAACACCAACTTCGATATTATCGACCAAGCTCTACATGGTCAGGTATCTATTGCAATTAGCGGCAGTCGAGATTTAACAACCAGCGATGGCGCGACCAGCGAGGGTGCAAATACGGTAATTATCTTAACTGGCACGCCCGGCTCCACTTTTGAGTTGCGTGTGACGCCGACTGATCAAGAAAAATTCTACACCATCAGAAACGAAACTGATGCAGCTTGTCGTGTTATTTACAAAGGCGTGACTTACTCGACATCAAACGGAGTCGAGATTGCAGCAGGCGCTACAACAGCGGTGACCGGCGACGGTGGCGGCGGGTCGGGCAAGTTTAAAAGTCTAACCCCTCCCACTGACTTGGTGAATGATTCGAGTCCGCAGCTTGGCGCTAATTTGGACACCAATAGTCACAATATTCTCGTTGATGATGCGCATTTTATCGGCGATGAAAACGGAAATGAGCAGATTATTTTCCAAACTACATCATCCGCTGTAAACCAGATTGATGTTACTAACGCTGCCACAGGAAATGCCCCGCAAATAACGGCCACAGGGGATGACACCAACGTCGGTTTAAAGGTCGCAGCAAAAGGCACGGGCAAGGTGGAATTTGCTTCTAATCTCCAGATAAACGGCAATTCGAACAACTGGACAATCGAAGTAGATTCTAACGATCATTTAATATTCAAATATAACAACGTCGCTGTGTTCGCCATACAAGATACGGGTGCAGTGATCGCCAAGGACGATATAACAGCATTCGGTACGGTGGCGTAGATGGGTGTAGGTACCGGCAGCGGTAACACTATTTCGTTTTCCACGATACGAGACTTCTACGGGGATAGTAATCCTGTATCTCTTTCGGAGTATAATCGTTCATCTAATAATAGTGGTCTCGTAGACTCTACCTTTGTGGGAGCGGATACTGCTACTACCGGAACATCAAGTCAGACTGTTGATGACTTTGCGGTCACAGTCACAGAGTTGAATGGAGATCTAGTAAACTTGACAACTTCTGGCAGTAATCAAGCTAACGCTCCCTTTCCTATAAATGCCACCTCTGGAAGTCTTACACTACTAAACACAACCTCCTTTGTTAACGTAGTGGTTAGTGGTAACGGAAGTGCAACCTTCTTTATCAACGGGTCAGAAATCGGAAGTGTGAGCGTAGATTTTACACAAGGTGGCGCAGGCTTCACTATTGGTGGGCCGCAATTTACGACAGGCGACCAAACCTTATCAGCACTGAATAATAACGCTACAAATTCATTTAGCGCAGGAGATGTTTTTAGTTTTAGCTGTAGTGGTTGTGACACCGGAACGAGCACGCACGGTGTGCGTGCCGTTGAGTTTGACATCACCTTTCAGAACAACAACAGCACAGGTGACACATACACACTGACATCTAGCTCAACAGGCGCTAGCAGCAAAGCTGTGTATGCCGCTGGCGACAGCTTCTTGGCTCAAGACAACGGTAACTCTAATCAGTTTTTGCTTGCTTACGACAACGTGATAGGTTCTGGCCCCGGAACGGCGGGTGACATAAACGTGACTGAGACGAGTGCGTTTACTGGGTCACCGGGAAGTCTTTCGCAACGTGCTAACTCGCAGTCTAGCACGACAAGTCTTTACACAATTACCGCAGATGATGCGTTAATCTCTTTGAGGGGCAACGACCCCTCCGGTGCGTCTGATCAGACTGCCAGTGCTTTGTTTACTATAAGACGTAACGGGGCCGTAGTTTCTGGACCTCATAACGGAACTAACTTCGGCGATGGTGCTTACGCACTTTATATAAAAGGCCCGGTTTACAACGGTGGTTCAGGTCTGAGTCTTCCTATTTCCCTTCCGAATGAGTCAACGCAGGCAGGAGATGTCATAGGAATTAGTAACGTCCAAGGTAATGCAGGTATTTCTAGTCAGCGCCGCTCGCAACAATTCACGACCGTATTCACTAACAGCAGCGGGAGTAGGTCTTACTCGCTGTTGGGCGGCGCAGGTAAATCGACAGGTGGGGCGGCGACCCTATCCCCCGGTGCCACACGAAATGCCCAGACAACCAACAGTTCTGGCTCGTCGTGGGCTATATTTTTCGACAGCACCAGTGGTGACTGCAACGTCGGCATACCCACCACCATAGGTGTAGGCAGCCCTGTTAATATGAACTTATTCAACACAGTCACTACCCCATTGGGTTAAAAAATGCCATTAACAAAGCTACAGTTTCGCCCCGGTATAAATCGAGAGATTACTTCGTATTCTAACGAAGGAGGTTGGCGTGACTGTGACAAAATCCGTTTTCGGATGGGCTATCCAGAAAAGCTAGGCGGTTGGGAAAAATTATCCTCGTCAACTTATCTTGGGTCTGCTCGGGCGTTGCATAATTGGATTGCTCTTGACGGCTCAAACTATCTAGGCGTTGGTACGCACCTAAAATATTACATCGAAGAGGGTGGCGCATTTAATGATATCACACCGCTGAGACCTCCTGATCCCGGTTCTCCAGATACTCTGCAAACGGGTTCAGGTGACGTAACCTTTGCAGCCACTAACGGCAGCGCCACAATCACTGTAACGGATACATCACATGGCGCTGTTGAGGGCGACTTTGTTACATTTTCTGGCGCGGCGTCTCTGGGTGGTTTGATCACTGACACAATCTTGAATGCAGAGCATCAGATCGTCAGCATCATCAATGCCAATAGCTATACTATAACGGCAAGTGTGGCGGCTGATTCTAACGATACAAACAATGGTGGCTCTAGCGTTGTCGGCGCATATCAAATCAACGTCGGTCTGGACTCAACGGTTGGCGGTACGGGCTGGGGCGCAGGTTTATACGGCGGTGTGGCGGCAGGCGCACTAGAGACAACAATCAATGAAGGCGGCACGTTCTCTGCCTCTGACACAACACTTACTGTGACCAGCGGTACAGGCATTGCCACCAATGATCTGATACTGATCGACAATGAAATACTGAAAGTAACGAACGTAGCCACTAATGATCTCACAGTGACACGCGCTCAGTCAGGAACAGACGCTGCCACACATGCTAATGGCGCTACTGTAACTTTGATTGAGGGCAACGCCAGCGCAGCTAACGACTATTTCGGCTGGGGCGATGCGGCATCTGGTGGCCTGACAACCACGACACAGATTCGTCTGTGGTCACACGACAACTTTGGTGAAGACTTGCTAATCAACGCAAGAGACAGCAACATTTACTATTGGGATCGTACAAACAATCTATCCTCTCGTGCGATTGAGTTGTCGAGGCGCACAGGCACAAAAACAAGTGTTCCGCAGAAGGCAAAGCAAGTGCTTGTGTCCGATCAAGACAGGCACGTTATTGTATTCGGGGCAGATGGTTTGGGTGCAACATCTAGTGCCACTCAGGGAGACGGTGTGCAAGATCCCCTGCTGATACGCTTTTCTAGCCAAGAAAACCCCATCGACTTTTTCCCAACATCCGTTAACACCGCTGGTGATTTGCGGCTTGGCGCTGGGTCTACCTTTGTTCAAGCGGTTGAAACAAAGCGGGAAATACTTGTTTGGACTGATACTGCCTTGTTCTCCATGCAGTTTATCGGTCCTCCGTTTACTTTTGGCCTGTCACAGCTTGCATCTAACATTACAATCATGGGGCCAAACTCGGCAGTATCGACAGAGGATGTTGTGTATTGGATGGGTATAGATAACTTCTATGTATACTCAGGTCGTACCGAGCAACTTCCGTGTACTGTAAAAGAAAAGGTCTTTGGAAACTTTAATAAATCACAATCCGACAAAGTAACATCGGGCATAAATTCAGAGTTCTCTGAGATATTCTGGTTTTATCCCTCTGCCAATGCCACAGAAAATGACAGGTATGTGATTTACAATTATTCAGAGCAGATTTGGTATTTTGGAACATTATCCAGAACTGCGTGGATAGATAGAGGCACGAGGGCCAACCCCATGGCTGCTGGGGGGCAGTACATCTTCAATCACGAAATTGGTTTTGATGACGATGGCTCTGCAATGACATCTTTCATAGAGTCCGCTGGCATAGACATCGGTGATGGAGACAGGTTCACTTATATAAGACGGGTAATTCCTGACCTTTCGTTCATAGGGTCTACAAATTTGAGCAGCCCACAAGCAGTGTTCACCATAAAGTCCAGAAGGTTCCCCGGTGCCACATTTGACAACACAGACTCCGGCACAGCTATTGGCTCTGTGTCTGGTGATGTAGAGACATTTACAGAACAGTTGCATTTAAGATCTAGGGGCAGGGCTTTTGCATTGAGGGTAGAAAGCACGGCAGTCGGGACAAAATGGAAGCTGGGTAGCCCTCGTGTCGATTCTCGTGCAGACGGGAGACAATAATGGCTCAGGTGCAATTACCCCCTCCCAGATTACCAGAAGCGCCACAAGAGTATGACGTTAGGTACATGGCCGACTTGCTTCGCGCTTTGGAGTCATTCATATCACAAGAGAGAACAGCCGGTGAATTAAGGGCGACAAAGATCACTCTGACAGATCTGCCTTCATCTGTAATCACGGCAGATGTAAACGGGGCAGTTTCTTCGTCTACGGCAGTTACTGTAGACAATGTTCAAAACGGAACTATGACCGTTGGGCAAATTGTTAGAGGAACAGGGATTACTGGAGTGGTTAAGATAGCCACGGTAAATAGCCAGACTAGCATTGTGTTAGATACTGCTGTCACATTATCGAATGATACGTCTTTGAATATAAGCGACTTGGAAGATGGCGCATTGTTCAACGATGGCGGAACCGTCAAAATTGTATCATAGTACAAATAGACCGACATGACCGGCAAGAAGCTACAGAATAAGAGCAAATACGATCAATACGACATGGATGGCGATGGCGTCGTCACAGACGAAGAACTTGAGCATGCCAAGGAAATAAAGGAAACAGAGAGAGACCTGAGAAAGAGCCTAGCTCAGTTAAGAATGGCAAGATTCACCTTGATAGGCATGGGCCTTTTTACGTTTGCCATGTTCACCCCTTGGGTTTCTATAGAGAGAATACAGGCTCTTTCAGAAATTTCGTCATTATTCTACATTTCAGGCGCTGGTATCGTGGGGGCCTATATGGGGACCACCGCGTGGATAGCCAAAGGCAAGTAGAACAGGGAGAGTTTTAGCAATGTTACAGGCGTTAATTGGGCCAGTTACGGGCCTTCTGGACAAGTTCATAGAGGACAAGGATCAGAAGGCAAAGTTGGCGCACGAAATAGCGACCATGGCCGAAAAGCAGATGCACGAAGCCAATATGGGTCAGATAGAGATCAATAAGGCAGAGGCGCAGCATAGGTCTATATTCGTTGCGGGGTGGCGTCCATTTCTTGGGTGGTGTCTTTCTTTCGCTATGGCATGGCATTTTGTTCTCGCCCCTGTCACAATGTTTATATGTTCATACTTAGGGATAGAGATACCGGAGCTACCGACTTTTGATATGGACAGCCTGATGACTGTTCTATTAGGCATGTTGGGCCTTGGCGGTCTCAGGACTGTAGAAAAGGTAAAAGGGATCACAAAGTAATGCCAGAACCGGGTATAGGAAAATCAGAGCCAGTACCTCTCGCACAGCAGATCACTGATGCTGGTGGCGAAAGATATCCCGGTGGGGGAGCGAATACGACTGACGTATTCAATCAAGTCAATGACCCCGCAAGAGTAGCGCAAGCTATTTACGGGGCTACTGGCGGATTAGATGACATTCTGACCAAAGAGCAATTCTTTGCTCAAAATCAAATAACCCTTACTAATCCTTATGGTATTCAAGGAATTTACACAAGGAGGGCGGGGATCGATCCGTCTAAGATTGATTATTCTAGCCTTATGAATGAAAAGACCAGACGGGGCCTCATGGATCTTGCATATGACAGGTATCGCAATCCGTTTGCGAGGACCAACATCTTTGGGGATGAAGTGGGGGGCAACCCAGAAACTGGTGAGGTCAGATATGGCCTTGATTCATTTGGAAGCCCCAAGGAGACGTATCTGGGTGATGTGGTCGATGTTCCTGTACCCAAGAGCAAGGCAAGGGGCCTTGCAGAAATGATCCCCGGCGGCATCGGGCTTTTGATTAAAATGCTCCCACAAGAAAAGAGAAAGATGATTGAAGCTAGGATGCTTCCCGGCGGCACTCCTACAGCGGCCCAAGGTAGAGCGGAGTACGAAGCAAGTAAGCCCAAAGGAGATTTTCTTGAAAACCTTCGAAAGATGGGGAGGGGCAAGTGAATATAGACAAGTTGAGGACAGAAATCGCAGAGGACGAGGGCTGCAAGTACGAAATCTATTTAGATCATCTCCACCTGCCCACTTTCGGAATTGGCCACCTAATTACCAAGGATGATGAGGAGTACGGTCAGCCTGTTGGCACAGTGATTGAGCAGGAAAGAGTGCAGAAAGTGTTTAACCTTGACATGGCTGTGACCGTGGATGAGTGCAAAGTTTTGTATCCAGACTTTGATGATTTACCCGAGGAATGTCAGCATATCATCTGCAACATGATGTTTAATATGGGAAGGCCTCGTCTCTCCAAATTTAAGGGCATGAAGGCTGGTGTTGATGCAAGGGATTGGAACAAGGCAGCGGACGAGATGGTCGATTCGAGGTGGTACACCCAAGTCCCAAATCGTGCTAGAAGATTAGTAAGCAGAATGCGGGCGCTATCGGAGTAGGAGACTGGCATGGCTTTACCACTATTATTGGGATTGGGCGGATCGGCTTTAGGCGCAAGTTTAGGCTATGGCGCACTTCTTGGTGGCGCTGTGGGGTCTGGTCTTGGCTCCCTCGCTCAAGGCGATGATCTGGGTCAGGCCATAGGCACAGGCATGATGTCTTACTTTGGTGGCAAGGCGCTTGGCGGATTATTTGGCGGTGGGGCTAACGCTGCTGCCTCTGGGATTACACCAGACGCAGCAGGAATCGGGGCAGATGTGGCCTCTGGTAGTGCTTTGGCAAAAGATCTTGCTGTTTCACCCACTGTCTCGTCTGCCGCCAGTGAGGCAGCTAAATCAAGTATATTCTCTGACCCAACAGTGGGCATGGGGTTCAAAGAGGCCCTGCCCTATGCGGGTTCTGCCGCAGCTATTGGGGCGCTCTCAGCGCCCAAATATCCAGAGATGGAGAAAAAAGAGACACCAGATATACCAGAAAATCTGGGAGAAAAGAGAGATGTGAAAAAGCCTCCTGTTGGATACAGGCCCGGCTTTGATCCAGAGTTCATGTATTTTGCAGAGGGTGGTGAGGTTCAAAGGCCAAACGACAAAGAAATAATTAGTGATGCCGTAGATGCGATCAAAGGCACACATCCTGATCCTCAAAGGGCTTTGGGGTTGTTTGTAGCAACTTACGGTGACGATGCGCTAAGAGATTTGGTTGGTCGTGTTCGCAGTGGCGAATTTGATGAAAACGCGCAGGTTACAGAGGGCATGGTTGAGGGCGTTGGTGATGGCATGGATGACATGATCCCCGCCACCCTTGAAGGAGAGCAAGATGTTGTCCTGTCTGATGGAGAATTTATCGTACCGGCTGACGTTGTTAGTGGGCTTGGCAACGGATCGACTGACGCTGGCGCGAAATCCCTCTATGAGATGATGGACAGGGTCAGAGAGATGAGAACAGGCATGACGGAGCAGCCCGATCAGGTGCCGCAGGGTATGATGCTTCCAGCATGATGATTACAGCGGTCCCTATTGAGGGAGTGGACATTGTCTGGGAGGATGCAAAAAGGGTTCTTCATAAGTCGGTAAACACATCGGCTGGCAAGTTTGAGGTAGAGGACTTAAAACAAGAGCTAAAGCAGGGTCAGTTGGTGCTTTGGCTGGTAATGGATGGGAGTGAGGTTCTGGCCGCTTTGACCAGCAGGGTTATAGAGTATCCCGGTAGAAGAGCGATGGCGTTAGATTGGGTTGGCGGGAAACACATGAGGAAGTGGTTGCCATTGGCATTAAATACGTTGCAAAAATACGCTACAGACTGTGAATGCAGGCACATGGAAGGCTATGGGAGAAAAGCGTGGGGCAGAATCCTACAGAGGTATGGATGGCAGCCTGAATATATAGCGTACAGGATGGAGTTAAATAATGGGTAAGGGTAGGTCATCGGTCCCAGCAGAGCAGACCATTACACAAACAAATCTCCCTAAATACATCGAACCCTATATCAGCAGGATATTAGATAGGGGAGAGGGTATATCCAATCAGCCATACCAGCCTTACGAAGGTGAGCGTTTAGCTGAAGATACAGCAGATGTTATTGCGGGCAGGGACAAAGCAAGACAAATTGCTGGCTCTGGAGTCGAGGGGCTTGCCGAAGCCATGGGTAGGGCTGAATTGGGTTCTGGATTCAAAGCCGGTCAGTTTGATGCCGCCACTGCCGATCAATATATGTCTCCATACATGCAAAAGGTGGTAGATGTTCAAAAGGAACAAGCAATTCTGGATGCGCAAAGGGCGGGGGCAGGTAGAGCCGCGCAAGCTGTGCAGGCTGGAGCGTTTGGCGGCAGCAGAGCCGCAGTTCAAGAGGGCCTTGCCGGTGAGGCGCTTAGTAGGCAGCTTGCAGAAATACAGGCATCGGGGCAGCAGCAGGCATTTGAGCAGGCACAGCAACAGTTTGAGCGAGACAGGTCAGCACGAGCGGACGCAGAAAGAATAGGTCTAGGTGCGGCTGAACTTCTAGCCGGATTGGGTGGTCAGAGGAGAGCCAGCGACATAGAGAGCGCCAAGCTCTTGGAGACCATAGGAAAGGACATAGAGGCTAAAGATCAAGCGGGTCTTGATATGGCTTATGAAGACTTTATTCGCCAGAGAGACTTTGACAAAGAGCAGTTGATGTTCTTGTCGGCTCTAGCAAGAGGTATTCCGGTCACTCCATCAACAGAGCTTCAAAAGTTCCAAAACGTCAATCCGTTGCAACAACTGCTTGGGACAGGAATAGCTGGTCTTGGCTTGTATAAAGGGATACAGGGCCTATGAACATAATTGACATTCAAGATCAGCTTAAAAATTTTTCAGAGCAACAGCTTGTCTCCGAAATGCAGTCGCCTACAGGTTCAGCGCCACAGTTTCTTGTTCTTAGTGAGATCAAGCGCCGTAAGCGTGTTCGCGATGACTTTGCAAAGCGTGAGGCCGCACAGCAGCCCACGGTGGCACAAGAGGCCGTCGCGTCCGCTGGCGTGCCTCAGAGCGGCATTGCGGGTATGGCAGAGGCCATGGCACCAAAAAGTACCATGGTACAAAAAGCGATGAGGTCTGGCGGCCTTATGCAGTTCGGTGCAGAGATACAAAGAAGCCTAGCTGAAAAAACAAAAAACGAACAAATAGATCCGTTCTTAGACGAAGTAGAGCAGATGGCTCAGACAGAGTTTGGCGTTGATTCTGGCTCATTTGGCTCTGGTCAGTCTATTATGCCGGTGCCAAATTTCCCCAATCAAGGCTTCCCGGCCCCCTCTGTTACTATGGGTGTATCTAATCCGTTTGGCAGAACTAGAACAGGTGGCAAGGGCGGGGCAATGCTGGGCATGAACCGGATGGCCAACATGGCCGCCCAATCAAAGCCTGTTGCAGAGCTTCAGGTTATGCCGTCTCCTGTTCAAAAGTATGATGAGGGTGGTGTTGTAAGGGCTGCCAATGGGCTTCCACTTGGCTTGCGCCAGAACAACCCCGGCAACATACGCCCCGGTGCTGGTTTTATAGGTGAGACGGGCCAAGGTGGCGGTTACGCCCAGTTTGGCTCAGAAGAAGAGGGCTTACGCGCTCTTGCTAGACTTCTTGGCACATACAGCGATGAGTATGGCATCAATACTCTGCGCGGCCTGACATCAAGGTATGCCCCAAGGTCTGATAACGAAGCTAGTTTCGACAACTATGTTTCGTATCTTGGTGAACAGCTTGGCATGGACCCCGATGAAGAGTTCGACCTGAAGTCGCGCAGAGATGAGTTGATACCCGCAATCGTGGGCTTTGAGCAGGGGCGTGATTTTGGTGACAGATATTCACAAGGTCAGATATCTCGCGCCATTGAGGCTGCTGGCACAGATGATCCAGAAGAGGTTGCTCGTATTCTTGGTGGCTCTGACGAGCCGGGCCTTCTTGAAATGGCTGGGGATGCCCTGTCTAGTGCCGCTGACACTGTTGGCAATGCCATCATTGGGACAGCACAGGCGCAGGGCGCTGGCCCAGTAATGACTGAGGTGGAAAACAAAACTCCTCAAGAGATATTCGATGAGATGCAGGCCAACAAGGGCGGCGTTCCTTTCCCATCTAGTCTTGGTGAGTTTTTTGCATTGGGAAGGGACGCAAACGTCCCAACCTCAGAGAGGGTTGGATCAAGACAAGATCTTCTTGGGCAGGCTCGGGGCGAACAGCAAGAATACCTTGAAGAAATTTATGGGGATCAGATCACTGGAGAGAGCCAAGATTACAAAGACCATGTAAGACGAGCAAGAATGGCTGGCAGAAGGCCCATGTCTCCCTCTGAATATAGAAATTTCTTTGGCAGAAATGTTGATGTAGATGGCATTTCAGATGCGTCTCCGGCCTCAAGGTTTGCCCCCTTCTCTGACGTAGAAACCAGAGAAGCCGCTGCCGATGCGTCAGGAGAAGCCGCTGAAGAGGCGGCTGTTCAGGCCATGACAGGAGACGAAGAGGGTGCCGCTCAGACTGTTTTAGAGGCTCAACAGCAAACAAATAGGATTCTAAATGAAGGTCAGAGGGGCGCAGAACAGCCGGGGGAAAGGGCTGAATATTTAGCAAGTCTTGATGATGGCAGAGATGGTGACGATCTTGGTAGCGCCCGTACAGCACCGAAAATCACCCCTAAAACAGATCCAAAGGGGTCAGGCTCGCCAGACGGCTCTACGCCTCAAACTGGACTTGCAAAAGAAATAGCAGACCTTCAGGCGAAGCTAGAAAAAGATAGAGAGACAGACAAGTATCTGGCTTTAGCACAAGCTGGCTTGGCTCTCATGTCCTCCAAAGACCCCACGCTTCTTGGGGCGGTAGGTGAGGCTGGCATAAGTGGTCTTACGGCATTCCGTGAAGCACAAGAAAGATATCAAGAGGGTTTGGTCGATCTAATAAACGCTAAAGCAAAGTTACAAAAAAAGAGCGGTCAAGAGTTCACCAAGAATCAGATGCTGCAAAGAGCAGAGGCGTTCAGAAAGTTGGCCAATGACCCGTTAGCCACCGAACAGGACAAAATTAGAAATGTTTTGTTCGCCGACTTGCTTGAGCAACAAGCGTTTGGCATGGGAGGTGGCGGCTTAGGTATGTTTGATGTAGCTTCACCGGAGTAGAAATGCCTATTACATACGTCCAAGGACAGTCAGGCAGAGTATACCCGTTCAATATATCTGGCCTGTCTCCCAATCAAACAGAACAGCAGAAGATAAACGAGGTCTTGGTTGGCCTCGGAGACGCCTCTGCTGCGCCAGCGGAACAGGAAGAAGAGGCTGGTATCATATCTGGTTTCAGGCGCGGCCTTGATAGAGGTATCAGGCAAACAGGCGCGCTTCTCACTGACGCCCTGCCTGCCGTGGCCGCCGATCTCGTCGGAGCTGATGAGTACAGAGACAGGCAGTTAGCAGAATATGAAGAGACTATGGAGGCCATCAACAGAGAGGCCCCATCATTTGTACCAACGTACAAAGACATAGAAGACCTAGGTGATGCCTCTGTATACGCCGCAGAAACCATAGGTCAATTTGTTCCATCAATCCTCACATCTATCGCTGGTGGTGGAATTGGTGGCTTTGTCGGCAAAAAGGCCGCTGAAAGATTTGCTAAAAAACTTGTAGACGATGCTGCTAAGAAAGCCGTTCAAAAGGGAACAAGAATAGGGTTTGTTTCTGGCGCTTTTGCGGGGTCTGGTTCTCAGACAATACCAGAAGCATACACCTCAATATTAGAGGAAACAGGAGAGAAGCAGGCCGCACTTGCATTTGTAACTGGAAGTGTGAACGCATCTCTTGATGCAATATTGCCTGTAGCCCTTGTAAATAGGCTGACCAAAAAGGGCAGGGATGAGGTGGCTAGGGCGCTCGTATCTAGGCTTTTCATAGCCGGAGGAAAGGGCGCTGTAACAGAGGGTCTGACAGAGGGTATACAAGAGTCCAACAATCTTCTTGCCGCAAAAATAGTTGATGAAAACATAGATTTTTTCAGCGGCGATAACGTAGACAGAATAATGGAAGCTGGCATCCGTGGTGCCATAGGCGGTAAGGCCATAGGTCTTGTTGGTGGCTTCAAGGGAGAAAGCCCAAAGCAGGCCCAAAAGAGGCTGGAGTCAGAAGCCCTACAAGACGCAGGCGCACTTGGCTCCGAAATACAGTCTGATTTAGCAGCATCAGAAAAGAAACAGGCTGATCTAGCACCAGATGAAGCTGTGTCCCAAGCTGTTGCTCGTCAGGGGCTGAACCTTGAGAAAGAGGCAGCGGCGCAAGCCAAGTTACAGGAAGAAAGAAACAAGATCGATTCTGGCAATGAGCCTGTAAACGTCTCTCAGCTTCCTGATGATCCAGATAACAACGCACAGTTGACTGTTGGGCTGAACCGTCAGGGATTACAAAGAGAGCAAATAGACACCATCACTCCGGCAGAATTAAGAGAGTATGGTCTTAACGATTTGGCCGATCAGATACAGGCTGATCAACTTGGCGCTCTGGACAGTCGCCCAGAAAACAGAGCAACGGCTAGACGCCCCTTCAATCAAGATCAGTACGATGCCTCTGTGGCAAAGGCCAAAGAAGATGGCGCAATAACTATTGAGGGCATACAAGAGGTCGCTAAGACGAAAAAGGGCAAGCCTGTAACCAGAGAGACTGCCGAAAAAATCAGAGACGAGATGGTGGTCAACAGAGTTGTTGCACAAACATCTCCTAATAAATTCGATGCGGTCTCAGAGGAAGAGCTTCAAACTGACCCCGCCCAGCCTCTTAGGAATCTCGTTGAAGCACAAAAAAGAAAGATCAGCAGGCTAGAGGCTGACCAGAAAAAGCAGCAAGAGACAGAAGAAAAGATATTGGAGATAGGCGACCTCACCACAGAGCAAGAGGCCGCGCTACTAGCTTCTAGACAACAAAGAGATCAAATAGAAAAGACCCTGCTTGCTGCCCGCGCTGAGGCCAGAAATATTCAGCGTCAAGTAGACACAATTGACAGCAGAACACAGGCTCAGGGTCAGCTTAAAGATCAGAAGTTCACGCAAGAGGATTCTAATCTTGCATTGGCTGCTGCCAGAGAGGCGTCAAAGGCTGAAGCTAGAGTTGAGTATCAACAACAAGAAGCCAAAATAATCAGGCAGCTTAAAAAAGACCTGAGAACCCTCGTTGGCAAGGGCGCTGGTGTAAAGCTGGGCACAGAGTTTGTCATATCTGATGACGGCGGCGGCAGAATTGTTGAAGGCTCCTACAGGCCATCCAACAAACTAATTACGTTGGCCATGGGCATATATGACCCATCTCTAAGTCAGGCCCAGAGGCTTGATAAGTTGAGAGGCGTCTTAAATCACGAAGTGATACACGCCTTGAGAGACTCTGGTCTGTTTACCCAAAAAGAGTTTGATGTTCTCAAGAACGCAGCATCGAAGCGAAGGTTTGTTGTTTCTCAAGACGGAGAGCTTGTAGAGAGAAATTACACGTTCCTCGACAGGGCAAAGCAGATAAACAAACAGAGGCAGAACGAGTCCAAGGAAGCATATAACGAGAGAGTTGCAGAAGAGGCTGTAGCGGAAATGTTCCGCGCTTGGGCTGATGGAAAGCTGAAGGTTGCTGGAAGGCCGCTCACTCTCTTCCAACGCATTGTGAACTTCTTCAAGCGCGTGCAAGACGTACACTCTGCTGCTGGTTTCGCAAAGGTAGAGGACATATTCGATGGCATTCAGTCTGGGAAAATAGGACAGAGAAAGTCTGGGCTGCCCGGAATGGTCAGAAGCAGATCTGAAATGGAGGCAGATCAGTCATCTGTGCCTGTGTCGAGTATAGATAGGCTGCCTAATCTTCCGACAAACCTGATCGGCCCAATACCTGTTGTTAACGAGGCAAAGGCGAAATATCTGGCATCTGTTGGCATGCCGAATAGAAGGCAGTCAGAGTATGTAAAGGTCGATCAGGAGTTGGCTACCAAAATTGCTAACGCATACGAAGAGGCCGAAAACACACCCTTCGATCCAAATGTTCAAGCTGCCTACAAGGCCATGGCTGAAGAGACGATGGCACAGTGGCAGTTTGTAAAAGACACTGGCATAGAAATAGAGTTTATCAGGGGTCCGAATCCCTATCCCGGTGGATCAAGAGATGTGCTTGAAGATATCAGGGACAACAATCATTTGTTCGTGTTTGCCACGAAAGATGGATTCGGTCAGTCAGAGATTACAGAGCAAGATATTGCAGAGAACCCAATGCTTGCCGACTCTGGCGAGATAATTGATGGTGAGCCAGCAACAATCAATGACATATTCCGTATCGTCCACGACTACTTTGGTCATGGTTTAGAGGGGACAACATTCACCGCTCGTGGTGAAGAGAACGCATGGCAGGCACATCACAGGATGTACAGTCCACTCGCTGCCCAAGCCATGACAAGCGAAACACGAGGCCAAAACTCGTGGGTAAACTTTGGTCCGTTCGGAGAACAGAACAGAGCCGACAGAGAAAATACAGTTTATGCACCACAAAAGCTGACAATCCTTCCATCTTTTGCTATGGAAGAAGGGATAGCCTCAGACTTTTCTGGGCTACCTATTGCACAGGAGAAACAACGTGGAAGACAAGAACTCAGAGAAGGCGCTAGACAACCTGATACGGCGGGAGATGTCCGGTCTATCGGCGGAAGAGGCGCAAGAGATCGAAGAGGAGAGGCTGATCTTGGAGTCGAGGGCCAAGCGGTCCAGAGAGGCGTTGCAAGAGAGGGCGTTCCGCAGACAGACGAAGACGGCCTAGTCACCCTTACGCATTTTTCAGAAAAATCAGACTTGCAATCAATAGACCCCTTGCGTCAGGGGTCTAACTTCCGCATGCGTGGGGAAGAGGGAATAAGGCGCAAGATGCACGGCGCTGGAGGTAGATATGGAGACATATATCCACCTCGCAGTTATTTTGGTTTAGAGGTGGGTCAAGAGGGCGGTTATGTAGTTGAGTGGGGCGTGGGCAAGAATAGGTACGAAACCAAACTACCGCTTACATCCCTGTACGACATCAAATCTGACCCTGATGGCTTCCGCACAAAAGCTAGAGAGATTGCCGAAAGAGATGTTGTTCCTTTCTCGGAGCAGTCACGAGCAGCAGACACCACCAGTCTACAGCTAAGTATTTTAGAAAAGATGATCAATGATGCTGGCTATGTGGGCTATTGGTCTGACAGCAGCATAGGCAGGGCCGCAGCAATATTCAGCCCTATGGACGTAAAGAAGTTCAGCGATCCTGAAGCCCAAGAGGCGTTCACAGAAAATCTAACAGACGAAGAGCAGACAACAGTTCAGGAACTCTCTGATCAATCTAGAGATGAGACTGTGCCTGAAGATGCTGACTTCTCGTCTCTTCCTCCAGAAAAACCTTTGCAGCTTATGCTAAATCCCATAGCAAGAAGGGCCGCCGCGAGAGGTGATATCGCATCTGTTAAAAACCCCTCACTCTTTGGCCTGATAAAAGACAACCGTGGCACCTATCCGGTTGTTTTGATGGCTGGTCAGGACAAATCAACCGGCTACAAGGTGCCGTTTCTTAGAGACTTTGGCCTTCATCACATGATCCAAAGAAATCATTTGCAGGAGTTTCTTGATAGCAGCAAGTACACCGATCTAGAGCAGCCCATATATGATGTCATGCAAGCATGGGCAAAGCAGGATTATAGAGACGGACCTGACGTAATCAGCAGGAAGCGCACAGAGGTTGACTTAGAGCTTATAATGAATAGGCC